GCACATCATGCACGTTCATAGTGGTGAGACTCATCACTTTAGCAGCACCAAAGCAGACAAGATTCATCTGTTTGCTAATACCGCAAGAACTGCGGGTGAGAATGTTATTATCTTCACTTCTTACAACTCTCTTCAGCGTATCGTTGATGCTGATATTGAGGTGAATACTATTTACTTTGACGAGGCACACAACAGTGTCAAGCGTAACTTTTTCCCTGCCACTGAGTTCTTCGCTGAGAACGCAGATCGCTGCTATTTCTATACTGCAACCCCGAAACATTCTTTGACGCCTAAGAAACCAGGCATGAATTGGTCTGTTTATGGTCAAGTTCTTGCCAACGTTCCTGCTCCTGAGTTGGTTGATGGTGGTTATATTCTTCCTCCCAAAGTTGTAGTTAAGCAACTGCCTGTGATTAAAGGTCGCAAGGTGATGTATGCTGAGGATGCTGACAACCTGCTCGAAACGATTGATGATAACAACATCGATAAAACTTTAATCTGTGCTCGCACAACTAAGCAGATCATGGGTCTTATCTCTCAGTCTGATTTCTGCTTGGAGCTTGCTAAGCGTGGATATTCTTGGATGACAATTACATCTAAGACTGGCGCAATCATCGACGGCAAGAAAGTCAATCGCGAAGAGTTCTTTAACACACTGAACACCTGGGGAAAAGATAGCACCAAGAAGTTTGTAGTTATCCACCACTCTATTCTGTCTGAAGGTATCAATGTCAGCGGACTGGAAGCAGTTATCTTCATGCGTAACATGGACTATATTGGTATCAGTCAGTCCATCGGTCGTGTGATTCGTTTGGGTAGCACTGAGAAAACATTTGGGTTGGTTTGTATTCCAACTTATGATACAGTAGGTATCAGCACTGCCAAGAAAGTTCAGGCAGTTGTTGATGTTGTCTTTAATCAAGGTCAACCTGCGATCAGTGAGATTCGCAGGTAGACAGTTGGACAAACTGTCCACTCTTTCCCCCATGGGGATCAATTTTCTGTATATTGGAAGAGTCAAAGGAGCAGATCATGGGCGCAGGTTCTTCCACCGATCACTACATGCAAGACGCAGCAGAGGCATATATTGTCTTTAAGTTGCAAGAACTTGCGGTGGAGAATGGTGTTGCTCTGACCGATGATGTTGCTGAGAAGTTTGATACCTTCATGACATATTGTTCTGAGCGTGGTATCTCTCAGAAGTTTGGTGATAGTATATACAAAGAGAACATTGATGCTGTAGTTGATAATTTTTTTCAGGATCTAATTGATAAGTATCCTGGCAGAAAGTTTGATATTGTTGATGTTGAGAAAGAGTTTCGTGATCTTAAACTGAAAGGTGATTTCGCTATTTATTTCAGCGAAGATGAATATGTTTCATTCTCTCTGAAGAACTATAAGAATGGATATGATCGCATACAACTTTGCTCTGGAACTTGGAACTCCTTTCTTAACAACTTCCTGTTCGAGTCTGATGGTGTTGGTATGTTTATCAACCCTGATACAAAAGAACGCTTTAAGGGGTCTAATCGTGCTGTCAGAGATCAACTTATCGAGAGCATGGGTTTCTCTCCTCTGAAGGGCATTTACAGCAAGTTTGACAAGATTCTTGACGCTGTTCGTGCTTTCTATGTGAATGGCGAAGAAGCAAATATGTGGGAGAATGTTGAGGCTCGCTGGAAGAATGACTGTGCTCAGTATGGTAAAAGTGCAGCACAATCTGTTGTTGATGCACTCAAAACTTTGGACAATGATAAGATTAAGCAACGCATCATCAAGATGGCAGGTCTAAACTATGATGAAGAGATTCTCTTGATTGGTAAGGGTGACTATTGCTGCTCTTTGTTTAATGATACCTATGCAGACATCTTGTGTCGTGTTAATAATGAAGAATCTGTGGTAGAATATAAAGTAAATGGCAAAGGTGTGCTGTTTACTATCACTGATGGCGAGGATATTGTGAGCATCGAAGTTCCCTTCACTCTGCAAAAGAATGGAGCATGGTATCTCTGTAGTGAGAAATATGAGGGCACTGTCTATCACAAGAAAGAGCAAGTTGATCTGGCATATGGTCAACGTCGCCCTAAGAAATCCAAGGAGATTAACACCTCTACCAACACCTATCTGAACCTCAAAAAGGCAGGAGTTTGCTGATGCAGTTTGATATAGTCGCAACAAATCCACCATTTCAGGATACTACAAAGAGAGGAAAGACTCAGCACAAATTATGGATTGATTTTACACTCAAAACATTCAGTCAATGGTTAAAACCTGGGGGGATTCTCCTCCAGGTTTCTCCTAGCAGTTTCTTATCACCATCCAGTAAGATTCTGCAACTGTTTAAGTCTAAGGCAGTGAAGTTCCTTAACTTAGATACAAAAACTTATTTTCCTGAAGTGGGGAGCACGTTCGCAGACTATATGGTCTCCAACAACCCCGATGCAGGAAAAACCAAAGTTGTCACTCAAGACAGCACATTTGACTGCAAAATAGACGATTCTGTGTTCTATTTGCCCGTTGATTTATCACAAAACGCATTATCTGTCCACAAAAAGGTAATGTTTGATGCAAAAGAGCGTCTTGATGTAAAATATGATTATTCTACCTGTCACAATGTCAATTTACTACGGGACACGGGTATCGTAAGTAAAACTGAGAGCGATGAATATATCCATCCTATTTTACATACAAACAAACAGACTTGGTATTCACGAATCAGACAGGATTGGGCATCAAAAAAGAAAGTAATGTGGTCGCGCAGTGGATATACTAAACCATTCTATGATGATGGTATTTTAGGTGGCACAGATATGGTCTATTATGTGATGGTGGATGATAAAGAATCAGGAGAGAATCTAACACATAATCTTAATAGTATGTTGATGAAGTATATCCTCAAGACTGCAAAGTGGTCTGGGTTTGGTAATGAAAAAGTCTTTTGTTCATTGCCAAAGCTACCAACAGAACGTAAAATGAGTGATGATGATATATTCGATCACTTTAACATCACTGAACAAGAGAGGATCTATGTCAGACAAATTGTGGAGTGAAGTAAAGAATAAGATGGATGATCACTTGTATATGGGTGGCATTGATCGTGATGAATATCGAGTCAAAGTAACAGCAGAGGTCTTCACTCCTACAGACTTGGTTATTAGAATGGTTCGTGATTGTGGTGCTGATAAGTTTGCACCAGGAAAAACAGTTCTTGATCCTGCTTGTGGAGATGGTCAGTTCTTGGTTGCAGTCAAGTGGGTAAAAGTGTTGTTTCATGGTATGACTGAGAGTGATGCACTAAATGACATCTATGGTGTTGATCTTATGCGAGACAATGTTGATTTGTGCAAGAAAAGATTGGGCGGAGGTACAATCATCATGGGAGATTCTCTGAATCCAAGAAACACAATAGATGGTCAAACTGATGCAGAGCACAATGAAATGTTAAAATTATTCACAAACACGGTCTTTGTGTGACAGTTGATCAAAGTGTCCACTGATGCCCCTGCGGTGGTCTGATTCGTGTATATTAAAGAAGTGGAGGGGAGACCCGACACAACACACCGAGAGGCACAACAATAAGTGGGATCGACAAACTGATCCCCGCCTCTCACACATTTTCTCTCATTATGGCAACTCGTTCCCGCATCGGCATTGAACTCAAAGACGGATCTATTCTGTCTGCTTATCATCACTGGGATGGTTATCCTCAGTGGTTGGGTCGCATCCTGAACACACATTACAACACCCGCGAACAAGCAGCAGACCTGATTGATGGTGGTGACATGTCTTGTGCATGGACAAATGAGCGTTGGAACAAAGATCTCAACGAATTTGGTGGTGCTACGAGTAACAAAGAGGGCACCGAATATGGTCCTCAATACTATTCACAACGTGGTGAGGATACTCCTCCTCGTTATGATCAAACCCGCGAAGAGTTTCTGTCTAATGGTGAAGAATACTCTTATGTTTTCACCAGTGCAGGATGGGTCTGCTACGATATGAACGAGTTCAATGATAATGACCCTGAGATTGTTGAGATTCCTAGCGGAGCACTTGCCTGCTGATCCAGTTTGAGAAGTGGCACAGGAGGGGTTGAAAACCCCTCTTTTTTATGCAATGATGTAATCATGAAAAACACACACATCGAACACCCCGAAGATTCTATTCTGACAGGTGATCTTTCTGTATTTGATTGGTTCCTTGCTGATTCACATCTTTCAGTCAAAATTGACGGGGCTCCTGCTATTGTCTGGGGCACAGATCCTGCCACTGGTACATTCTTTGTAGGTACAAAAAGTGTCTTCAACAAAAAGAAAATTAAGATCAACCATTCTCATGAGGAAATTGATCTTAATCACACTGGCAACGTTGCTGATATTTTGCATCATTGTTTCGATGCACTTCCTCGCGTCGATTGGATTGCTCAAGGCGATTTTATTGGGTTCGGTGGTAGTGATACTTACTGCCCCAATACGATTACTTACCGCTTTCGGGAGATTATTAGACAGGATGTAATCATTGCACCTCACACAGTTTATGATGCTGAACATGATCTGCGCGATGCTATTGCATCTCCGATGATTCTCTGCCCCAAGAGCACATCTAGGGTCAAGTTCATCAAACCAGAGTGTCAGCAACTGGATGAAGATTTCGATGAGATTGTAGCTTTCGCACGGCAGATGTCCACGCTGGTAGACTTCGTGAATGATAAACATGCTGCCCGATTGAAGAAAAACATCAATCATTGTATTCGTAACAATTTTTCCGTGAATGATGACGACTTTGATTGTGACCCAAACTTGATTCGATTGTGGAAACTTGTCAAGTCAATCAAGGATGATATGTTATTCTTGTGCCGTGATGATGGTCCGCTAAGTTTCATTGGTGATGACATTTGTGATGGCGAAGGTTATGTTCGCGTGAATGATTATGGTGTGTTCAAACTTGTTGACCGCGCAGGATTCTCTCACGCAAACTTTAACAATAGTCGGTTCCACTGTGCCAGTTGATGTAGTGGCACACATCTGCTTGTAGGGTCTCCGTTTTCATGTATTCTATAAGAGTCAAAGGAACAGCACATGACTTCTCAATCCTTCGCTGACTTCGTTGCAACACAAGATGCACGCAATGACATTCAACTCAACATCCGCAAATATACTTTGATGTTGTGTGATTGTCTGACTGATGATTTCACTCGTCGTCATCCTAAATCTGATCCTTACAAGTTCTACATCGAAAGTGGACGTAAGTATCACAAAATTGTGATGGAGACTGAATCACAAAGCAAAAGTGTTCATGCCTTTGTTGATAAAAAGACTGGTGAAGTTTTCAAACCAGCATCATACAAAGCACCTGCAAAGATTGTTCGCTATCGTTTGCTTGAGATTGCATCTCGTGAGTTGTGCTTTGCCAATGCAGATTGGGCAGGAGGTTATCTCTACATTCGCTGATTCTTCTGCAAACTTCTTCTTACAAACTGATGCACTATCGTATCACACAAATTAACATCGACTTTGAAGATGACAATTTTGAGTTATCACCAACTGAGCAACAAGATGTTATCGATGATGTAATGTCTACCACATGGGAAGCATCGGACGGTGATGATCTTGTAGAGGAGATTACATCTGCTACAGGATTTTGTGTCAATTCTATCGACTACTGCTACGTTCTAAAATGATTACTTCCAAGGCACAAATGCTCCGAGTGATGAAGAATTGCGATGGAGCAGATACTCTCACCCGAGAGCAAAAGTTTGAGGTCTTTGTTAGAGTCTGCGACAACATGTTAGCAGAAGGAAGACTTTCCAAAGCAAATCACACTCGTTGGACTCACATCTGGTAATGCTATGAAATGGGAAGTTAAGTTATTTGTGGGAGGGAAAGTTTTCACAGA